CGCCGTAAGTAGAGAATATTTAGAAGCAATCGGAGTAGATATTTCAAAGTTATTATATGTTTCGGTTGATACTGTTGAAGGTATTTTTGAAGCATGTGAAACTATTATTGAAAAGGTTAGAACAGGAGACAAAGATAGATTGGTTACAATCGTAGTTGACTCAGTAGCAGCCGCATCCTCAAAAAAAGAGATGGAAGCTGATTACGACAAAGATGGTTACGCAACGGACAAAGCTATTATCATTTCAAAAGCAATGAGAAAGATTACCAATATGATTGGTCGTCAGTCAATTGCACTTGTATTCACAAACCAATTAAGACAAAAGATGAACGCAATGTTTGGTGACCCGTGGACAACATCGGGTGGTAAAGCATTAGCATTTCATAGTTCAGTTAGATTGAGATTGAAGAATATGGGACAATTGAAACAAGGTGATAGAATTGTAGGTATTAAAGTTCGTTGTCAGGTTATTAAAAACAGAATGGGCCCACCATTGAGACATGCAGACTTTGACATTTTCTTTGATAGAGGTATTGACAATTATGGTGGATGGTTAGCAGTTATGAAAGACGCTAAAATCCTTAAGCAAGCAGGAGCTTGGTACGAATATGTTGATATTGAATCAGGAGAAGTAATGAAGTTTCAATCTAAAGACTTTGCAAAAATGTTACAAGATGAGAAACTTAAAGAACAAATTTATTTAAGAATTTGTGAGACTGCAATATTGCAATATAAGAACAATTCCAATTCGGATGAAGTTGAAGTAACAACGGACGAAGCAAATGAGTCAGATTAATAAAAAGTATTTAGATATACTAAAAGAAATAGATGAAGAACATAAAGGATTTGGAGACCTACATAGGAACTCAAAAACTTTAGTAATTGATGGTCTTAATACCTTCATTCGTTCTTGGTCAACCGCTCCGAATCTTAATGATAACGGAGACCATATTGGAGGCATAGTCGGTACTTTAAAAAGTATCGGCTTTGCAATCCGTACAATTAACCCCACAAGAGTTGTCGTTGTTTTTGACGGCAAGGGTGGTTCACAAAGTAGAAAAGACATATATTCAGGTTACAAATCGGAAAGAGGTAAGAACAAAATCAAAATGAGATTGAATCGTGCCGCATCCGTTGAAATGAATCCTGAAGAAGAAAGTGCATCAATGAAACGTCAAATGACCGCATTGGGTGAACTACTTTCCTCATTACCTGTTTCCATTATGATTTATGATGGAATTGAAGCAGATGATGTTATGGCTTATATTGCTACAACTTTGAAACAAGAAAACGAAAAGGTTGTAATAATGAGTACGGATAAGGATTTCCTTCAATTGGTAAATAAAGATGTGAGTGTATATTCACCATCTAAAAAGAAAGTTTACAATATTCCAGAAGTAGTAGAAGAATTTGGTATTCATCCACACAATTTTATAAATTTCAGAATGATTGACGGAGACAAATCCGACAATGTGGAAGGTATTAGTGGATTGGGTGTTAAATCAATTATGAAAGCATTTCCAATGTTATCGGAACACCAATTAGTTGATACTACCGATATGGTTAATTATGTAAACACATTAACAAAAAAATCAAAAGCACACGAATTATTCTTAGATAATTTGGAAATTTGCGAAAGAAATCGTAAATTGATGCAGTTAGCAGAACCAACATTTAGTGGTAATCTCCGTATGAAAATTATGGATAGATACAACGAACCTACTACCAAATTTGACAAACAAACTTTCTTAAAGTATGGTTTGAAGAATAGAATATTAGAAGGTTTCCCAAATGTGTTGGACTGGTTACAATCAACATTTTCACATATAGCAAAATTTTAAAAACAAAAAGTTATGGCAACAGACAAATTAGCAAAACCATTAGGAGACAGAGTTCTTTTAACGGAATTAGAAGGAGAAGCCTCACAAACTGCCGGTGGTATCATTATCCCAGATAGTGCAAAATCGGAAGATGTAAAAAGAGCAAGAGTAGACGCAGTTGGTGATGGTCTATTCACACAATCAGGAGTAGCAATTCCAATGAGTGTAAAAGTAGGTGATGAAGTAATCCTTCCACCATATCATCAAGGAGTAGAAATTAAAGTAGGTGGTAACAAATACCTTCTATTAAGAGAATCAGAATTATTAATGGTTATTAGATAACATAAAAACATGGAGGTCAACAATGAAGTGTCTTAAAAGTAGTAAAACAGGAAACATTATTAGAGTAAGTGATAGAGAAGCTTACAACGCAACGAGTGAATGGAAGTTTATTCCAAAATCAGAATGGAAAGCAGATAGAAGACCTGCACCAAAAGTAGAAGAAGTTATTGTAGAAGTACAAGAACAAACAATCGCAGAAAAGCAATTAAACAAAAAGAAAAAAGATAAGTAATGCAAGAAGTAGATACACTAGTCAAATATGGCCAGGGTTATCAATCTAAAGTTGTAGCTGCACTTATCACGGATGTTAAATTTTTAGAACAAGTCGGTGAAATTACTAAACCTGCATTTTTTGAATCTCAAGCAAACCAATGGATTATAGGTGAAGTCCAACATTACTTTGATGAGTATAGAACAGTTCCGACAATGGAAGTGTTTAAGATTAAAGTTGGTGGAATAGAGGATAAAGGATTGAAACAAACTGTAGTAGAACAATTGAAGAATGTTTACTTACAGGTTGGTGCAGAGGATATGCCTTATGTAAAAAAGGAATATCTAACATTTTGTAAAAACCAAAAAGTTAAAGAAGCATTATTCAAATCAGTAGACTTACTCAAAAACGGACAATACGAACAAATTATAGATACAATGATGAAGGCATCCAAAGTGGGTGTTGAATCTGATTTAGGTTTGGATTTTATTGAAGATTTTGAAACTATATTAGAGAATGTCAAAAGAGATTCTTGTCCTACGGGTTGGTCAGTAATTGATGAACTTATGGATGGCGGTTTAGGCCCCGGTGAATTGGGAGTAGTTATGGCACCATCTGGTATTGGTAAAAGTTGGTTTTTATCTAAAATAGCATGTTCTGCTTTGGAAAAAGGTATTGATGTTTTACATTATACTTTGGAATTATCAGAAAGTTATGTAGGACAAAGATATATTACAATCTTAACAGGTATTCCAACAACCGACCAAAAAGAAAGAAAGGATGAGATTATCAGAAAAGTAAAGCAAGTTCCAGGTAGAGTTCGTATTAAGTATTATCCACCACAATTTGCATCTGCTAAAACAATTGCAGCTCACATTGAAAAGATAAAACAAACCGGATTCAAACCAAAACTTATCATTATTGACTACGCAGATTTATTAAAGAGTGGAAATGGTAACAGGGATGGTCTTTATGCTGAATTAGGTGGGATATATGAGGAGTTAAGAGGTTTGAGTGGTGAAACACTTATCCCGATTTGGACAGCAACACAGACCAATAGAGCAGCAATAGACCACGAAGTTATTGGAGCAGATTCGGTAGGTGATTCATATAAGAAAGTACAAACTGCAGATTTCATTATGTCAGTTAGTAGAAAAACTAAAGATAAGTTATCAAACACAGGTCGTATTCACATTGTCAAAAATAGATTCGGTCCTGATGGTTTAACATTCCCTGCAAAAATTGACACCTTTACAGGTACAATGGATGTATTTGCAGCAACATCGGTGGATGGTATGGCATCAACTAGAGATAGTAAAAGTGGTGAAGGATTAGAGAAAAAACTCCTACATAAAAAGTATGTGGAGAATATGGGTTAATTATGAGTGAAGTAAAATCTTATATAGTTCAAGAAACAACATTTAATCATACGGTTAGAAAGTTTCTTAAAAAATGGCATTACTCCGATTATGTGAATATACAAGCTAAACATACTTTTTGTTTATTCAAAAATGGTAAGTTTGATATTCCAGAAATGATTGGAGTTTGCATTTATACAAGACCCGCAGGCCCATCGGCCGGACAAACATATTATCCAGAAGCTCCCGATAAAGTATTGGAATTAAGAAGATTGTGTTTAATTGATGATACACCTAAAAATGCAGAGTCTTTCTTTGTGGGAAGAACTTTGAGATGGTTAAGACAAAACACAACTTGGGAATTTGTAATATCTTACGCAGATGAGGAACAAGGACATAAAGGAGTTATATATAA